GTTTTATCACCTACCAGGTGGTGAAGCACTTTTCAACAATAACCAACGAGGTTAATTAAAGTGAAAAGCAACGGTGTACGATCCTTTCCGCCGATCCACCCATGTGGTGGTCGGAACTACAGGGCCTGGTTGGACACGGAAGCGCAGTTTCTCCCCGAACATGCTATCAAGATTAACAGCATAAAGTTCGAGGCAGCGTTCCCGCTCCTTCCAATTGATGCTGGGGAATTTCTCACCCAGCTCTTTCCGGTCATTACGGAAAATCACGAGCGCAGTGTCAGCATACAGCCGATCCAACGCTCGCAACTCACCGTTCCTCGTTGGTCCTGGACGGATTTCGCACGAAGCGTAACCGCCCAAGGGACCCCACTCGTCTGCTCCGTATCGCTTGAAGCAGGCTCGAATGTCACTGAGCCGCATGTTGCCGACCCAGTCCGAGAACCAGTCGCGGGATTGGTGCACTTTAGGTGCCCACCCCTCGCCGTCATGTACGGCGAACTCGTGGCGTCTTCGCCAAAGTCTGACTGGATCTGGTGTATCCACCTCCTCAGTGCCTTTCCAGGAGAGGAAAGGTTGAAGGCGGCACTGCATGTGGGCGTCGTACCCTCCTTGGGCGACTACCCCACCAGCAGCTTCTACCGCCAACTGAAGGTTAGGAGTAACCAGACGAAGACCGGAGTCCTCTGGAAAGTCCGAGGGGACAATGAAAACCTTCATCCTCTCGATCAGGAAGATGTCTACCGCCGCACGGAACAAGCAGCTGTTGAACAGAAAACCAGCTCCGAAGTACGAGATGTACCTCTCAAAAAGCTGATTAAACACGTTGAACAGCCACGCCCGGCGCGCGTTAAAGCCCTTCCTGTTACTTGGAGCTTCTGGCGCAATGGGACGGATATTCTCGCCCAAAAACGCGTCGAAGCCGCAGCTCTCCCGGAACGGATCATCTTCGGCAAAGTGACTTTTGAGATGGTTAGTCTCGTGGCCCAAAGCCTCAATAACAATCCGGTATGTTTCATAACTTTCGCTCGGACCCATCACGTCATCGCCATAAACAGAAACGTCTCCATAGAGGTACCATGTCGGCACCTCGGACGTCTTGTCAACGGTGGACTCCTGGTGGGAAGAACAAGCGATAGCCCAGAACAGCAACGTCTCAAGTGGGAAGCAATATGCGTTCCCCATTGTGGCGTAGGTCTCCAGCTGGAGATACCGGCCGTCGATATCGACGACAGGCTCACGAAACTGGTTCATCCACCACAACCAACCACTAGAGGTACCAATCAACCATTCAACAACGGGTGTTACCCAGTTATCGCTGGCATTACGGCCATCCCAGGTAAAAAGCGCGCCACTGAGGCTCGCATCCCGGGCATGGTCGCGGTGGTACTCCTGCAATCGCATGAGATCCAGTCCCACAGCCCGCAGGCGCCTTATAAAGGCGCGCCCTATGGACTGCTGGCCAAGACCGTTAGCGGTGAGGCTTGGAACTATGCCTCTCCCGATACGGGAATTCTTGGGGACTACACCGAACTTAGAACCTTGATAAATTGCGAAGACGGGCGTATGTGGGGCGGTTCCCAAGTTGGAACTCACCACGGCCTCCCGAAGGAGCGGATCCTCCGAGATAAATCTCCGCAAGAGCGTACTCGCGCTTGTAGTCCCAGTGATGGGAAGCGTGAGCTTACGAACGTCAGAAGTGTCCTGGTAAGGAACACCAAACGTCGCACCGGTACCATTAGCGAGCCCATCAATAATCTCAATCTCATCCAAGTTGCCAAGGACGGATTGGACGATGAGGCGGGCCCTCCTCAGGATCCGGTACAACGCAACACCAGCGTAAGCCCCTTCGCAGGGGACATGCTGATACTGGCTGAAAAGCCTGTCTTTGAAAATCCCCCCACGTTCCACGTGCACATTGTGCCTATCAGAATTGTGGAGAATCCGAGCAATACCACCCCGAATGCTAACAAGGCGTTTTTGATTAGCCAAGAAAGCATCGATGGTGGCGCGTCGGATTTCCGAACTCTTCGTGGTACTGGGTATGTATCGTTTGTGGATTTCATCGATTTGACGTCTGCAGTAGAGTGCTCTGCTGTCCTCCGGGCTTTGATACTCGCCATACAGGAGTGTGGGCGAGGCCCATGGGGACAGATCAAGTTTTACGGCGGCCTGTATTCTCTCGAACACTTGGTCCACCGTGAAGTGCAAAGAACGACGGGGCGGTGCTCCGGTACCGCCGTCTTGCCTTCCGCGTTTGCTGTGCTCATTACCCTTATTACTAGATGGGCGGCTCGACGCAGCCCGCTTCGGATTTCCGATGCTTTTCTTAGTAATAGTACTCATGGAATTATCCCCTCTGACTTATTAGTTAATCATACCGCGGGTAACCAGATCCACATACCCTTGGGTCGCCAGGAACTGGATCAGCTTGCGCTGAGCAGCCACCACGGCAGCCGTTGGGACGTGTACTTGGTCCGCGGACGACAACACGTTAAAGTCAATGGGGTACCAGAGGTCGGTCTCGGTATCGTGGTACCACTCCCGAGCGACAACACGCTGTTGTCCCGGGATGAATATGGTGCCAGGTGCCGTGCCGCCGACAACCTTCTCCGTCGTCTGACGGAGAGCCTGGACACTAAGCTGCCCCCGCTTGAGGGCGTTCGCCGTGTCTTCGGCATAGACAAAGACGTTCGCGTTCGGGTCGGTCTGACCGAGCCCGTTCTGTCCTTGTCTATGGAGGGTAATTGTATGCGTTGCACCCCCAGTGGGGGTGACAGCCAACGCGGACGGGTCATGTTTAACAGTTGTGCTCGAAATCATGAGATTTCTCCTGGTTATTGCGTGTCATCACGACGCGCAGAATTAAAGGCGTATCTTGCGGGATTTTCGTCCCCCGATCATATCCCGGTACTTTATGGACCGCTTGGAGCGGTACCACTCAGCCGGGACGGGGGGATTCGAGGTGCGTGGTGCACC